TCAACTTTTTAAAGAATTTGGTATTGACATTAATTTTCAATCCTTACATGATACTCATTTTTTATATCGCTTAAATGATCCAAGAAATAAACCTAAAATTACATTTGATGAATTAAAACAGCTTTTCAAAAAAGCCTCGCGGAAATATGGTGAAAAGTTATCACAGCAAAATGATCGGGCTGAAGGCGTACTCAAGGATATGGAAACTGACATAAATATGCCGTTTATTTTGAAGTGGGATCGGAAATATAATGAACTTGATTTGGTTCCTAAAACAATTATGAGAAAGCGGAATTTTTTAAGTAATACACCTGTATTCGCGATGGAATCATTTGCAAACGTTGGAAAATTTACAAAACACATTCAACATTTATTTGAAGATACGAACCTTAAAATAAAGGATTTGATTGACATTTTTAAATTAATTTGTCATGGCAACCTCAAAGGTTCAGTTAAATATGACGGACAAAATCTAAAATGTTCATTCAAAAATAATGAATTTGTAGTTGCAAGAAACAAATCTACAATTGTAAATCCGATGAACAGAAGTCAATTTTTACTTTTTCTAAAAGACAAACCTTCAAATGTGATTAATGCATTTTTAGAAGCATTTGATTATATGAAACTGGCATTGATGGATGTTGATAAAAGTATATTTGAAAATGGAAGGGTGTTTATAAACTTTGAAATTCTAAACCCAAATACCAAAAATGTTTATTATTATGGAAATAAACCAACATATATAATTCATAACTTAATTTGGTATGATGAACTGGGAAATGAAGTTAAACAAGCTGTTAGTAAAATTGTAGACGATCCAAATGTTTACTACTCAGAATGGAATAATTTTAGGTATTGTCCCGAAGTATTTATGAGTATTTTGGAAGAATTGGATATTTATAACAAAGAAATGAATGTTAATCCAAATTTAAAGCCACAAATTTTAAAATGGTCAAATTGGATTATAGAAAAAAATATGCCAAAGGACGAATTCAATAACATTCAACAAATTGAATTTGGTTTAAATGAATTCAAAAATGATCCACGTTGTAAAGAACAATTTGAACTGTTGAATTATGTTGGTGGAGTTAATTCAATTGAAGGATTTGTTTTTCATTATAACGGAAATCAATATAAACTTACAGGTAGCTTTGCACCAATTAACCAGATTTTAGGAATAAATAAATATAATAGAGGAATTACAAAATGAAAATTAAAGTAGGCGATTTTGTTGATTTTGGGGAATATGGAAAATTGTATATTTTAAAAATAGTAGGCGATAAATTTTGGGTAACTGACGAAAAAATGGATAGAAATGATCCAAATGCTTCTGGTTGGTATATTAATAAATCATTTGCACAAAAAGTAATATCCGAGTCAAAGATAACTAAACGTCAATTAAAGGAAATGATTAGAAAAGTTATTAAGGAAGAACAAGACAACCTAAATCTAACTCCAGAAGAAATTAAACAAATGGGATTAAGTCAAAACGCTGTTAATGATTTTCAAAAATTTGTAGTTGGAAAAAATTTCAAATCAAAGTTTGAAGCTATGTCTGCTTATATAACTCATAGAGCAAAATTGTTAGGATGGGATAGAACATAAATGAAACTTGCCGCAGGAATACTTCCATATTGTTCAGAAACAAAAAGATTTCTTTTAGCTAAACGTGGACCTAAAATCAGTAACCCAAATCAATGGACTAATTTTGGAGGTAAGGCAGAAAAGGGTGAATCTTCTGTTCAAACTGCTATTCGTGAATTTAGAGAAGAAAGTGGATACAAAGGTTCAGTTAAAATAATTTCAAAAGGTTATCCAATTCAAAATAAAAAGGATGGATTTGTTTTTGTTACATACATAGGTGAAGTTAAAAATGAATTTGAACCTTCTACTATTGGAAAGCAAACCGTAGATGGTGATGTTGAAGTTAGTGATGCAAAATGGGTAACTTTTGAACAGTTGATGAAATTACGAGGTAATTCGAACTTACATCCTGGATTTAATCAGTTTTTAAATAATTTAAGAGGTAATAAAACCGTGACTCGAAAAGAAATAACCGAAATGATAAAAAGAATTTACCACGAAGAAATAGATCCAGTTGCGCAAGCATCCGCAAGTTCATTATTACTGATGGATAAACTTCGTAAAAGTCCAACGTTTCAACAAATGGCTTCAAAGATAGAACTGCCATCTGATAAATTTAAAGCTATAAAACAATTTGCTTCTTTACTTGGAATTCCAGAACAACGATTTTTTGATTTTTGTACACAACAGAATAATTTAACACAACAATAAAAATGTCTAAACTAAAAAACATCAAAGCCATTAACGAAATGTTAGTTGGCGAACACAGAACTCAAACCCGAAAAAGTATTGGATTTTCGGATTCAAATTTTCAAGCAGATAAAAATAAAAAACGGGAAATTGGAGAAGTTTGGGCCGAAGTCAATGCCAAGGGCGAAACCGTTTGTTGGTGGACGCAAAAAGATGGTTATCGAGTTAAATCAAATGTTCATCCAAATGTAAAAAAACAATTAGATGAAGTTTTACTTTATTTAAAAGCCTTTCCGAATTGTCAAAAAGAAACTTGCACTTGTAAGGTTCCCTCAAGGTTAGATGAAAAATTTAGAAAATTGATGGGAATGTGTGAAGATTGCGTTTTCCAAATGGAAACTAAACTTAAAATACAAGGTAAATTTAACGAATATGCGATTGAAAAATTGCAAAAAAATGCTGAGGCATATTTTAAAGAGGCCGATAAAGAATTAGAGTTGTTAAAAGGTTCATTAGAAACAATAGGTTTTGTAGATAATGAACATGGTGATGTAGAAAAATGGACAGTTGAAAATTTAGAAGAACTTAAAAGTTCAATTGACCAAAAATATAATGATGTTAAACAAAAAGTTATGGAGAAATTCAAATGACTAAACGACAATTAAAAGAAATGATACGAGGAATTGTTAGAAAACAACTTTTTACAGAATCAAACGAAGAAATAAATAACGTTTCTGATTTATACCGAGTTTACGGAAAAGAGTTTCCATACGCATCGGATGCTGTAGCATATTATATTTTTGGAAATAAAGATTATGATAATGTTTTAGTAAACGCATTTAAAGGTGCAGCAGGCCGCAACACAGAAGTTGACGAATACGATGTTTCTAAATTTATGCTCGATTACGAATATGGATGGCAAGATAGCATGGAAGATATTGAAGAATTTATAAAAAATATTGAAACTAAGAGTGGTGATCCTCTAAGTGATTATTATTAATAAAAAAATATACGAAGGAACTTAATTTTTGAGTAAAGTTAAAAAAGAGGAGTTAAATCTAAGAACAGCAGTTCATGGTGAATTCATGCGATGCGCAATGGATCCTGTTCACTTTTTCAAAAAATACGCTAAAATTCAACATCCAATTAAAGGAAAAATTCTATTTGAATTATATCCCTTTCAGGAAGATACTTTACGAGATTTAAGAGATTATAGATTTAACATTATTTTGAAGTCAAGACAAATGGGTATATCCACGTTAGTAGCGGGATATGCCCTTCATAATTTAATGTTTCAGGATGACTTCAAAGTTCTTGTTATTGCAACTACTCAGGAAGTAGCAAAGAACCTTGTTCAAAAGGTTCAGATTATGTTTGAGTTTTTACCCTCGTTTTTAAAGTCCGGACTTCAAATTGTAAATAACAACAAATTAAGTTTAACCTTTTCAAACGGAAGTTCGATTAAAGCCGTTTCGTCAAGTCCCGATGCTGCTCGTTCTGAGGCACTTTCACTTTTAATCATTGATGAGGCCGCCTTCATTGAAACATTCGATCAAATTTGGACTTCTGCACAAATGACCCTTTCTACTGGTGGAAAGGCAGTTGTGCTATCAACTCCAAATGGACAAGGGAATCTTTTCCATTCCATTTGGCAAAATGCAGAAGAAGGTCGTATCGAAGAAGGTTTAGATAAATTCAATCCTATTAAATTGAAATGGGATTTACATCCAGAACGAGATCAAAAATGGCGCGATCAACAAGATGCTTTGCTTGGTAAAAGGCAAGCGGCGCAGGAGTGCGATTGCGAATATTTAACTTCAGGGCACACTGTTTTAGATTCTGATATTTTAATTCATTATAAAGATCACGAAAATATATGTGATCCTGTTGAGAAAAGAGGAATTGGCGGTGATGTATGGATTTGGAAATACCCTGATCCACTAAAAGATTATATTGTTACGGCGGATCCGGCCCGTGGGGATGGCGAAGATTATAGTGCTTTACATATCGTGGACGTTGAAACAGTTGAACAAGTTGCAGAATTTAAAGGTAAAATTGATACACAAGCGTTTGGAAGGATGTGTGTTTCGCTGGCAACTGAATATAACAACGCCTTACTTATAATTGAAAATAAAAATGTTGGCTGGTCTACTGTTCAAGTAGCATTGGATTTGAATTATACAAATTTGTATTATTCATATAAAAATGATCCCTTTTTAGATGAAAACATTCATTTAAGAAAGCATTATGATTTGGTTGATAAAGAAAACATGGTTCCAGGTTTGACAACTACAACAAGAATTAGACCTGTTTTAATTTCAAAATTAGAAATGTATTTTCGTGAACACGTTCCGGTTATTCACTCACGTAGGCTGATTAATGAACTTTTCACCTTCATGTGGGTAGATGGAAAACCACAAGCAAGTAAAGGTTATAACGACGATTTAGTTATGGCGTTTACATTTGCACTATATATTAGAGATACGGCATTGAGAATGCGACAAATGGGAATTGAACTTACAAAACAATCCGTTTCTCACACATTTAAAACTGTATATAAACCTTCATACACTGATAATGGTCAATGGTCAATGCCAGTCGGCCCCGCAGGAAATAAAGAAAAATTAACTTGGTTATTATAAGGACTTGTAAATAGTGGCATCGTTTAGAGAAATATTACGCAGTTTTTTCCCCCGCACGGTTGTAATAAAACAACTTCCAGGGAAAAGGTTAAAGGCCATTGACGTAAATAAAATGCAGTCAACGGGTTCACCAACCGTTTATTCAAATAGATCAAAGTGGAGAAATGGTCGTAACTTCAACAGTATGTCCGGATATGGTTCTGGTTTTACAAATGAAGAAATTGAAGCACTTCGCCGACAAATGTATTTGGATTATGAATTGATGGATACAGATGCCATTGTAAATTCTGTAATTGACATTGTTTCAGATGAAACTACAACTAA